ATAAAGTAGATCCTGAAAGACAGGTAATGATAGTAAAGCAATCTAGTTTAGCAAGAGCAATGGAGTTTCATTTAAAGAAACATGAAACAGGTTCAATATTAAATGAAAATGAAATATTAGAACAAGCTCAAAGATTTACAGACTGGGTAATGGGTAGTGATAAACAAGAACCTATAAAAGAAACTAAAAAAGAAGATGATTTACCTTTTTAAATTATGCAAAAATCCATTCTAGCGTCTAGTCCTTATTATATAATAAACAAATCTCTTCTCTTGTCTATTGGAATAGATGCTAGTTTGGTTCTATCAGATCTTATACAAAAGGAAACTTATTTTAAAAATAATAATCTATTAGTAGATGGATATTTTTTTAATACAGGTCAAAATATTAGCTGTAGTACTACTCTTTCTTACCATCAAATTAGCAAAGCAATAGCTACGCTTACAAAATGGGGTATGATTGAAGTGGTTAGGAAGGGAGTACCAGCTAAATGGCACTTTAAAATATATCATAATAAGATCTTAAAAACTTTAAAGACTAGTACTAAAAATAATGAAGAACTAGAGTGTCACAATTTTAATAACCAGTTAATCAATAATTTGAACTCTATTAATAATAATAAAGAAATAATAATAAAGAAAAAGAATAATATATCA